GTCTTGGAGCAAATGGTGTTGACAATCAAGGCACAATGTGGTACGGCAACGGAGACTTGTACTTTGATGGCATCCGCGTTGCTATGGCAAACGGTCTTCCTTCTAACAAGATGGTTGCTGCTGAAGCAAGCAACCTATTTTTCGGCTGCGGTTTGGCTGATGAGAGAAACGAAGTGCGTGTCCTCGATATGTCCGACCTTGACGGAAGTGCCAACATCCGTGTTATCCTACGCTTCTTCGCAGGAGTTCAGTACGGAATCGGTTCTGACGTAGTCCTTTACTCTTAATCCGAGTTAATGTAAATCAAGAGGGGGCTTGGGCTATGTCCTCGCCCTCTTTTTTAATTCTAATAAAACAAAGAAACAATGGCTTGTGATTTAACAAAAGGCAGGGCGGTACCCTGTAAAGACGTAGTAGGTGGCATCCGTGCCGTATACTTTGTAGACTATGGTGACTTGGGTACAATTACCCTCACCAACGATGAGGTGACCAACATCAGCGGTACATTCTCTGCTTACCAATACTTGGTAAAAGGCAATAGCTCTTTTGAGCAAACCTTTAACTCAAGCCGTGATAATGGCACAACCTTCTTCACGCAGACTTTGAATTTGACGTTGACCAAACTTACGAAGGAGGACAACAAAGAATTGAAGTTGCTTGCTTATGGCCGCCCTTACGTTATCGTACAAGACTACAACGGCAACGCATTCCTTATGGGTATGAACAACGGTGCTGAAGTAACAGGTGGAACGATTGTAACTGGTGCTGCAATGGGTGACCTATCTGGTTACACTTTGACAATGGAGGGACAGGAGACAATGCCTGCCAACTTCATCGCAGGTGCTACTACTGCCAATCCATTCGCAGGACTTGCAGGTGCTAACGACACGATTGTAGTGGGTTCAAACTCGTAACCTACCGCAAGGTAAAATAGTTGAAGGGGCGTAAGCCCCTTTTCTATTTTCAAACAAATCTGAATTAAAAGGTTATTTACTTAAGATGCATATCCTTCAAGTATCAGCCTCGCCACAAGCAATAGTAATCATACCGCGTGAGTTCCCTGCGAGTGTTACGATTGCGCTGATTGATGAATCAACAAACACCACCGCAACACCTGCGGTTACTGCTGCCTCTGCGAATGGTTTTATGACCCTCACAGGCACGTTCGTACTTGTCAACAATAGATTCTATGGGTTGAAGGTATTTGCATCGGGAAATCTAATATATCGGGACAGGGTCTTTGTAACTTCGCAAACAGATTACGAGAAATTTACGGTAAACCAAAACGTCTACACCGAAGAAACAAGCTATGACAATGAGTACATCATCATCTAAAGTCCACGTTGTGAACTTCAGTTCCTACACCACACCTGTCGTTAAAGAGGTGCAGGGAAAGGATTACGTTGAATACGGAGACAACAACGACTACTTCGGCTACCTAATTGACAGGTACAACGGCTCACCCACGAACAACGCTATCCTCAACTCTTTGATGGATATGACCTTTGGTAAGGGCTTGGATGCAACGGACTCTGCCAAGAAGCCGAGCGAGTACGCAGCGATGCGTGGCTTGTTTACGAAAGCCTGCTTGCAGAAGGTGGTAGCCGACTATGTGATGATGGGGCAATGCAGTATGCAGGTTGTGTACTCCCAAGACCACAACACCATCGTAGAGGTGCAGCACATCCCAGTAGAGACGTTGAGAGCTGCAAGGTGCAACGAAGACGGAGAGATTGAGGCGTACTACTACGCAAAGGATTGGGAGGCCGTGAGCAGCAGAAAAGAAACTGCGGTACGCATCCCTGCATTTGGCACAAGCAAAGAGGGATTGGAGATATTGTACATCAAGCCATACCGAGCAGGATTCTACTACTACTCCCCTGTGGACTATCAAGGTGGCCTTCCATACGCAGAGCTTGAAGAGGAGATTGCCAACTACCACATCAACAACATTCAGAACGGCCTTGCGCCTTCTATGCTGATTAACTTCAACAACGGAGTACCGAGCGAGGAGGAGCGCAGGAGCATCGAGCAGCAGATTGCAACGAAGTTTAGCGGTAGCTCAAACTCTGGCAAGTTCATCCTTGCGTTCAACGATAACAAAGACCTTGCTGCAACGGTTGACCCTGTACAGTTATCGGATGCTGCGGAGCAGTACCAGTTCTTGAGTGCTGAAGCTACGCAGAAGATAATGGTTTCGCATCGTATCGTAAGCCCTATGCTTTTAGGCATCAAGGACAATTCGGGACTTGGCAACAACGCTGATGAACTAAAGACCGCATCTACGCTTTTGGATAACCTTGTTATCCGACCCAAGCAGGAGATTATCCTTGACGGCATAGACCAAATCTTGGCCTACAACGACATCAGCCTCAACTTGTACTTCAAGACCCTTCAGCCTTTGGAGTTTACGGAAGACGTGGTAACGCCTATGGATTTAGAGACTCGTGAGGAGGAGACTGGCGTTAAGCTATCAAGCCAAGAGCCGAGCGATGAGATGTTTGAGGAGGCGTTTGCTGCTTTAGAAGAAGTAGGTGAGGTCGTGAATATGGATGAATGGGAGCTTGTAGATGAACGACCCGTTGACTACGATGCGGAGCAGGCATTAAGCAAGTACGCTTTTGCATCAACAGGCAGCGCATTCCCTAACGCCAAGAGCAGCCAAGACGGAGTTACTGAAGAAGGCAAGAGGTACAAGGTTCGTTATGCTTATGCTCCCGAAACTACAAAGACCAATAGCCGTGAGTTCTGCAAGAAGATGGTAGCATCGGGCAAGGTCTACCGCAAGGAGGATGTGCTTCGTATGGGAGGCCAAGCGGTAAACGCAGGTTTCGGTGTAGAGGGAGCGGCAACCTATTCAATATGGTTATACAAGGGCGGTGCAAGGTGCCATCACTTTTGGATGCGCAAGACGTACTTGGCAAAAGGCGAAGGCGTAACTCCCGATGTAGGCAACCCTAACGCAGAGGTGAGTGTAAACAAGGCAAAGAAGGAGGGCGTGGTACTTGAGACCAATCCTACAAACGTAGCGAAGCGACCTGTTGATATGCCCAATCAAGGATTTGTAAACCCACGATAAGATATGGCAACGGCATTATTTATTAAAAGAGAGGACTTGGTTCGCAACACCGCAATAGGCGGTAACGTGGACACGGACAAGTTCATCCAGTTCATCAAGATTGCACAGGAGATACACATCCAAAACTATACTGGCACAAAGTTGTATGACAAGATAAGCGATGACATCATTGCAGGAACTCTTGCCAACCCTTACTTGGCGTTGGTCAACGACTACTTGCAGCCGATGCTTATCCATTGGGCTATGGTGGAGTACTTGCCTTTTGCTGCTTATACCATCGGTAACGGTGGGGTGTTCAAGCACAACTCCGAGAATAGTACTACCGCAGAGAAGATTGAGGTTGACTACCTTGTGGGCAAGGCTCGTGATTTAGCGCAGTACTACACCGACAGGTTCATCACATATATGAGCTACAACCAAGCGTCATTCCCTCAATATAATTCAAACAACAATGCAGATGTCTACCCCGACACCGATGCGAACTTTGCGAGCTGGGTTCTCTAAAAAGACTTACGAGCCGAAGAAGAGCAATATCATCAAGTTAAAGAGTTATTTAAAAGACAATGGCAAATAATATCAACTGGGGTGAAGTATATTGCTCATCCTACTTTGGCGATGAGGATTACAACACACGCACCTTAACGGGTGATGGTGTGCCTGCTTGCTTTGATAATGCCTTTACTTATGCTGAGAAGTATTCTATTCGTGTGTTGGCAGATGGCGGAACGGTAGAGGCATTTGCCTGCTTGGTGGATGCTATTGACAGACTAAACTACAACTGATTGTGAGCGATTTTGATGACGCAAGTCTTGTACTGATTCCTTCGGGATACAAGAATGGCAAGGTGTATTCTGTCAAGCCGACCGATGGTACTGGGGACTTAACCTTCACCCGTGCCTCAAGTGCTACCCGTGTGCAAAGTGACGGGCTTATAGAGAAGGTGCGGACGAATCTTGCTTTGTATAGCGAAGACCAAACCAACTGGACAGTTCAGAACCAAACAAACGTAACCGCTAACGCTG